GGGGAAAACAGCTCTTGCCACAACCATTGCTTATCAGGCATCACGAAAATTTAAGCATGAAGCCAAAGAAAAAGGCAAAAAATCCGTTGCGTTTTTCTCGCTTGAAATGTCAAGCGAACAGCTTGCCAATCGCATTTTATCCGCTGAAGCTGATTTAAATTCACACGCTATATTACGTGGAAAACTAAAAGAATTTGAATTTACAAAGCTGATTTCTACTGGCGAAAAAATTGCAGATATTCCGCTGTTGATTGACGATACGCCAGCAATAAGCATCTCTCAATTACGCAACCGTGCACGTCGTTTTATGCGTACCAACAACATCGCTTTGATCGTGGTGGATTATTTGCAATTGGTAACTACGGCACATCGCTCACAAGCAAATCGCGTGCAGGAAGTCTCGGAAATTACGCAGGGATTAAAAGCGCTGGCCAAGGAATTAAATCTTCCTGTAATTGCGCTTTCACAATTGTCACGAGCAGTAGATGCGCGGGATGATAAGCGCCCTTTACTGTCAGATTTGCGTGAATCTGGCAGTATTGAACAAGATGCCGATATCGTAGCGTTTGTTTATCGTGAGCAATATTACTTAGAGCGCAGCAAGCCAGAGGAAGACAGCACAAAATATAACGAATGGATGGAGCGCATGGCAAAAGCCAAGGGAAAAGCTGATGTAATGATTGCTAAGCACCGCAATGGAGCAATAGGCAATGTCACGCTTAGATTTGAGGGTGATAAAACACGATTTAGCGATTTATAATAACCAACAACGATTGAGGCGTAGGGTAAAATATGATGACAACAAGAACTAATCACACACAACAAACCAAAAAGAGATACCGTGTTATCAATGGTATTGTTCATGAAGAAGGTGAAAAACCGTTTGGTTATTATTTTGATGAACCGATTATTTGTAACGGCATTGAGCTTGATTCACGTTACAACGCTATTCATGAAATTGACACTATGGAAAAGGTTGCAGAATGTCTTGAGCGTGAAGTAGCCCGAAAAGTTATTTCAATATTTTGTGACTCAAAAGCATGCGCCTGTTACACTGTCAGACTAAGAGAAAAAGATTGTCATGTTGTTGAGCGAATAGAGAAAATTTTATTCACTATTACAGGTGGCTATAATAATCTTATTTTTAAAGATAAAGATGGCAATGCTTTTTATAATTTTGAAGCTAATTGGATGGAATATATGCCCGGTTTCGATGATTGCGATGCAACAAACTGGAGTGTTGCTTTTTCATTATCTGTCATATGGCAACAAAATAACCCTGATGCAAAATTAATCGACAGCACAGGTCTTCCCATGCATTTTTCGGATAACTAACCACAAAAACAATCAACAATGATGGAAGCGTAAAATGAAAAATTGCAAATGCTCGCTACAATACCAGATTAAAATTAACGCTAGGGCGGTAAATTTACACGCACAGTTACATTTTGGAAAAATATGTGGTAAGATAGCTAAATATAGTTATCCACAGCTTAGAAACGAAATTTAGAGGGTTAGGGAAATGACTACGGAAAAACCAAAGAAGAATAAAAAGGGTAGACCTACAAAATATAAACAAGAATTTTGCGATACCGTTATTAGCGTTGGTGAGGCTGGAGGCTGGTTATCTGAAATGGCAGAAGCATGTGATGTGCATCGTTCAACCATGGATGAATGGGCGGCGAATTATCCTGATTTTTCCGAAGCATTAATGCGTGCGAAACAAAAAGCACAGGCTTGGTTTGAAAGAATGGGGCGCGAAGGTCTTGTGATGGATAAGTTCAATAGCTCTTTGTGGCAAAAGCAGATGAGCGCCCGTCATCGTGATGAATATTCTGAAAAGCAGCAAGTTGATCACACGTCAAGCGATGGCAGTATGACACCTGTATTCATAAGGGACAACATCCCAGATGGCAGAAAATGAGATTAATCTTACAGATGTTATAGCCCCAAACTATTACAACGTACACCATCATATAATTAATAATGATTATACAAGTTATTGGCTACGTGGTGGTCGGGGTTCTCTTAAATCCAGTTTTGCAGCCATTGAAATAATCCTTGGTATTATTCAGGATAGCAGAGCCAACGCTTTGGCTGTCAGGAAATATGGCAACACGATACGCGACACGGTCATGGAGACGTTTTTATGGGCGATAGACTTTTTAAAGCTCAATGAGTATTTTTCATACACATATAGCCCTGCGCAAATCATTTATACACCCACTGGCCAAAAGATCAGGATGACAGGCCTTGATGATCCACGTAAGTTAAAGTCTATTCGTGTGAAGCATGGGTATTTTAAATTTTTGTGGTTCGAGGAAGCAGAAGAATACACTAATGAGGCCGAGATGCGTAGCGTGCGGCAGTCTGTTTTTCGTGGAAGTGACCACTTTGTTGAGTTTGTCAGTTTTAACCCCCCACTTGATCCTGATGAATGGATCAACATAGCTGCAAATGATGATGATGTGCCAGATCGTTTTGTGCATGACAGTAATTATCTTGAAGTGCCGCCCGAATGGCTGGGTAAACAGTTTTTAAAAGAAGCCGCAGAATTAAAGCGTAAGCACCCGCTTCTTTATGAGCATGAATATATGGGCATTTCTACAGGCGTAGCTGGTGAGGTGTTTAACTGGGCTTGGTTTCAGGTGCATGATTATCTTGCGCCATTCAATGGTTTTGAGCGCATCGTGCATAGTTGGGATACTGCTTACAAGGCTGACCAGCACAATGATCCATCTGCCTGCACTGTTTGGGGCATAAAAGAAAATAAGGCTTACTTGTTGCATGTGTTGAATGAGCGTATGGAGTATCCGGCGTTAAAGCAGGCCGTGTTGCAAATGCATAAAGATTATCCTGCGTCTGCAATATTGGTGGAAGACAAGTCAAGCGGTCAATCGCTGATACAAGAATTAAGAGTTCATACTAACTTGCCAGTGATACCTATTAAGATTAATCCGGGGCAAGATAAGATAGCTCGTGCGTCTTCCTGCACTGGAATTATTGAATCTGGAAAAGTGTTTGTTCCTAAAAGCGGCCAGTGGTTATCAAAGTATAAAAATCAATTGGTAAGATTTACCTTTGATAAAGATTTGCAAAAAAAGAATCATGATGATATGGTAGATTCTACAAGCCAATTTTTAAATTGGTGGATTAATGAAGATAATAATACTTCTACATTGGCCTTGTGGAAAGAGTTGTACGGGATATGACGATAAAAGAGTTAAGAGACAAAGCCAGAGATGCTGGTATTAAAGGTTGGCACCTGATGAAAGAAGATACTCTACGTGAGAGAGTTGAGGCTTTGAAAATTATTGACGATAAAGAATATCTATCAACAGAAGTTGAACCGGTTAGTTTTGAAGACGCTGTACCGTTAATTAAACCTAACCTTAATGAAGGCGCTCGCGTACTAGTGGAGCGTGATATGTCTGGCGGCAAAGAGAGGCTTTGGATTTATACAAAAGATGCTAATAAATATGTAATGCAGGGCTGGCGTCGTGCTTAGCAATGATGAAATATTAAAGCGGTTCACTCGTGATGTAGGTCATTTCTTTAATGACACTGATGAATGGCGCGCAGAGTCGGCTAATAATTATCGCATCTATGACAGTCATGAAACGGATAAAGAAAGTCGTAACGATTTTGTTTATGAGCGTTTGAATAGTTATTCTAACCGTGGTTATGGCAAAGACACATTGAACGGTAAGCTTGTTGCCGTTGCTAACTTGTCTGCCCCTTATTTGCGCGCTGTTCACGGTATGATCATGATGGAGCTTAAGCGTATTACAGCGCAGTCAATGGATGAAGAGTTTGATGCTGAAATAGATGTAATGAGTGATGGTATTGAATGGGCACAAGAAACAAGCGGCTGGAAGCCCGCCATGGGTCGTGCGTTACTCGATAACTTTGTCACTGGCATTGGTGGTACTGTCACTTATCTTGATTTCTCTTATATGGAACACCCTTTTGGTGTGCCGGTGGTAGAGGATAAGCAGTTTATCTATTATGATCGCTCGCAAATGGGGGGCAATATTAACCGTAATGCTTCGTTTGTAGGTTATGCCGAGCCGATGTATCATACTTTATTGGATGACTACATTGATGAAATGGGCGGGTTTGAGGAGTCCGATTATACTGCTGGCAATTACCGTGAGCGCATACTTGAAAATGTTCATAGTGAAAATGAAGATCGCATTGACTTCTTGTATAATTATTTCTGGTATGAGCGAGAAACCATCTATGATGTAGAAAATATTTTCTATACTTACCCTGAAATATTGGCTGGGCTGGCAGAAAGTCAATTTCTTGGATATGATGTTTTAGGGCAAATGTCTGATGAATTACAACTTGATATGCAATCACCTTATTGGTCATTGGATAAAAAGTCATATCGCAAGCTTAAAGATTATATTTCAGACTTTGAGTTTATTACTGGTGGTGAGTTAGAGCCTCCCAAGAAGCGCAAACGCAGTGGAAAGGTTTATTATCGTGCGCAGATAGCTAGAGGTAAGCTCTTGATGGCTGGGCGCAGTTATACGCAGCAATGTCACGCTTTTAATCCTATAGTTGGTTTCTATGACCGTTGGGATGGCTTTCATTATGGTTTAATGCGTCCATTGTCACAGTTGCAAAGACTTCTTAATGGTGCATTGTCTGATTTTGGTACATATGCACACCGTTCTGCCACGGGTGGCACAGTTGGTGTTACTGGAATGAGCGCGGAACTTGCTAACACAGCGCGATCTATTATTGATAAGAACCAAGTAATTCCATTACCGAAAGATTCTACTATCAACAATCTTGGCACATCGGATGCAACAAGCGCCATGTCGGAAATGATCGAAAAGGTTATCCGCATGATACCTTTGTCTCTTGGTGTCCCCCCTGAAATTCTTGGTGTATTATCAACAAAAGATCATGGCAGTGCTTTGTTTTCTCAGATTAGGCAGCAGATTTATATCTCGCTTTCTAGTTTGCTCGATAACGTAAATAATTATTTGATGAACCAAGGGTATATTTTTCGTGATTTGATTATTGAGATGACGGAGACACGTGATCGCATTATGTTGCCGCGAATGACGTTTGGAAGTGACCAACAGCAAACGTTTGAACTATCTAAACAGAATATTGCGCGTAACTATGCTATCAAGCTCGTGCAGCGAGAAGCTACGGATGACGAAATGCAAGAGCAATTCCGTATGCTTGTTGAGTTTGCGCAGTTGTTACCAGAAACTGAGCGCATATCTGTACTTCCTGAGATTATGCGCATGTCCCGTATTGATTACGATAACAAGAAACGTATTATGGAGGCGTTGCAGCCTAAACAGCCTGACCCAATGCAACAACAAATGCAGATGGCGCAGTTTGAATCTCAAATACGTTTAACCAATGCCCAGGCAGCACAATTAGAATCTACCGCTATGCGTGAGCAAGCTGGCGCTCAAGAAGATATGGCGCAGGCTGAGGTTGATAGACGTAAGGCCTTTGTTGAGATAGACAAAGCGAATGCTGATATTGAGTTGAAAGACGCTCAGGCAGATAAGACGCAAGCTGAAACTGCTGATATTATTAATGATATTGGTATGAAAACGGTTGAACAATTTACTAATCAATTAGGAATATAGATTATGGGTTGTGGAAAGAAAAAGACGCCAATGAAAAAAGGCGGAAAGAAAAAAGCGTAAAAAATAACAATAACTTTTAGACGGAGAAAATATTATGACGGAAAATATCCAAGCACCAGAGCAAGCACCAGAAGTACCAGAAGTGGAAGCGCCTAAAATTAAAGGGTTTGACACTTCATTTATTGAGAAAGATTTTACAGCCACACCAGATGCAGCGAATGAAGCGCAACATCAGGTTGCGCCCGATGCAGAAAACATTGAATTAGAGGCAGGCGAATCACAAGTTGCCGATACACCAGAGATTACTGAGGCAGAGGAGAAGCCTAAAAGAGGTACTGCAAAGGCAAGAATCAGTGAAATGACTAGTAAGCTGAAAGAAGAAGCCGCTGCTAAAGAAGCTGCTGAAATTCGGGCGCAACAATTGGAGCAACAGCTAGAAAACTTGACTAAGACTATCGAGTTAATGGCTGATACCAAGCAAGAAGCAAGCCCTGGTGTATCG